CTCGACTATCGCAATGTCGTGCAATTCATCTCAGGCATTCAAGGCATCATCTATCAATCGCCCGGAGTAGTGAACACAGCACTCAAACTGGAATCCAGTAGGTATCGCAATGCCGAGTCGCTGATTCCGTCTGGCGTGCTCAAGCAAACTGGCGGAGAGCCCCTCAGTCCGAGTGAGCTCAGTTCTATCGGCGCGCAGTTCGAGTCGGCGCGCAAACTCAATCAGATCGCTGTTCTCAATGAGTTTCTATCTTTTGAGCCATCACAAGCAACACCAGACAAGATGCTCCTCATTGACGCTGCAAACTATCAAGCACTCGAATGCGCACGACTAACCAATGTTCCGCCATACCTAGTCGGCGTTAGCACAGGCTCATACTCGTACCAGTCATCACAGCAAGCACGCGCGGACCTTTACATCTTCGGCGTGAAGGCTTACGCAGAATGCATCGCCAACACACTCTCAATGGATAATGTGTTACCAAGAGGAACGATGGTGAAGTTTGACGCATCAGAATATCTTGAAGAAAATTATCTTGCCGACACGATGGACAAAGAAGACATGCCGGTAGAAAACACACAGGAGCAGATCGCAGAATGATCCAGTTCACAGCACAATCAGTATCAATCGATGCAGCAGGACCAGACGGTCAAGCTCGACGCACGATCACCGGCATCGCAGTTCCCTACGGCGTAGAAGCAACGGTCTCGGACGGAACTTCGGTCCGCGTACTTGAAGGAGCTCTACCAGTAGACGGAAAGGCTCCTCGTCTTCTGATGAATCATTCGACTGATATGGCAATCGGAATCGTGACGGCACGAGAATCCACCCCAGAGGGAATGCTTTTCACAGCCAAAATTAGCGACACCCAAATGGGCAACGAAGCAATGACACTGATGAAAGACGGAGTACTTGACTCAGTAAGCATCGGAATCACCCCAACGCAATTCAGCTACGACGAAGCCGGAACTATGGAGATCCGCGCTGCTGTCTGGAGCGAGCTCAGCATCGTCGCCATCCCAGCATTCGCAGGAGCACAGATCACCGACATAGCTGCGAGTATCCACCAACCAGATGAAAAAGTAAGCAATAATCAAGAAGTAGTCCCAGAACAGGAGCAAGAAATGTCAGAAGCAACCGAAGTACAAGCACCAGTCGAGGCATCAATCCCGACCCCAATGTTCGCATCAGCAAAGCGTGAGCCACGCTTGCCAAGTGCAGCAGAGTTTGTTGCAGCAATGCACAAAGGCGGAGAAATTGCAGCCAACGCGAACCGCGTATGGAACGATTACCGCGCATATCACAAGTCAGACATCGAAGCAGCAGCTGGAGACAATGTGCTCTCGAACGATGCTGGTATCGTCCCGGTCCCAATTTTGGGTCCCGTTTTTGCTGATATCAACTACATCGCTCCAGTGTTGAATGCACTCGGTACACGCGCAATGCCGAACGGCAACAGCGGTGCAACTTTCATTCGCCCAACTTGGACGACTCACCCAACAGTCGCACAGCAGACCACAGAGCTAACAGCAGTATCGGCAACGACTGCCGTGATTGCGTCAAATACGGTCAGCAAAGTAACTTTCAGTGGCAGTGCCCAGCTCTCCTATCAGGTAATTGACTTTACCGATCCGAACGCAATGCAGATCATCATCCAAGATCTCGCTGGTCAGTACCTCACCGCAATCGACAACTACGCTGCAGACAACTTGCTTGCAGCTGCATCGTCCGATGGCGTGTGGGACTTGTCAGTTACTGACTTGATGAAGTCAATCTATGACGCAGCAACCACCATCTCGCAAGCTACGAACTACTTGCCGACGCACATCTTCGTAGACCCTGCAACATGGGCTCTCATGGGTCAGCTTGTAGACACCACCAACCGTCCAATCTTCCCAGCAATCGGTGCACCGGGATTGAACGGCATGAACTCACTTGGCGCAGGTCAAGCAACTTCATGGTCGGGCATGAACCCACTCGGTCTTGAGATCGTGGTGGACAACAAGTTCGCAGCGAAAACCATGGTCATCATGAACAAGAACGCATTCGAGATCTACCGTCAGGATCGTGGCTTGCTCAGTGTGGAAGTACCTACCACTTTGGGTCGCCAGATGAGCGTGTTCGGATATGCAGCAACATTCGCTGCAAACTCCAACATGATCCGCAAGATCACACAGGCTTAGTCGAGAGCGGAGCTTCCGCTCATGGCAACCTACAGCGTTACCTTCAAGTACCTACTGGATAACTACGCCGTACTGCAACTCCTCACCCCATCGGAGATTGCAGTCGGCGAATCCATAGTTGTCACATCAGTTGATGCAACATTCAACGGAACATACACCGTCTATGCGCTTCCCGAGTTTGAGTTCATTGGCATCGACAGCGAAGGCGATCTGCTCTACGACTTCAATGTCCCGATCCAAAATCAGGTCCTCTACGCCAAAACCGCAAGCGATGTCTCGCGTGTAGCTGCGACCGGCACGGTCACATACACACAGACCTGCACATGGATCACTCAACAGAATGTGCTGGACTGGCTCGGCATCTCTGTAGCTACGGCTGGCGATCAGGCTTTCGTGACAACTTGTGCAGCTGCATCGAATGCGTTCTGCAGTAGGCGCAGAGCTGAGGCAGGGTACACCGGCGACTCGCTCAGTTCGGTCCCGTCGCAAGATGTCTATCTTGGCACGGTTATGTATGCCGGCATGCTCTACAAATCGCGCGGAACGGTCGATGTGTTTAGTAGCTACCAAGATATGGGTCAGACACCAGTCGTCGGAATGAACGGACAGATCAAACAACTTCTCGGGATTGATCGTCCAGCAGTCGCATGACAGTCTCCAACTACACCGACCTCTTCAACAATGCGATGAGCGCGTTGGGAACAAAACTGGCGACCGCGACATCCTTGCCGATCGTCACGGATCCTCGGAACCTTCGCCCACCATGCGTTTTCATCAATGCGCCATCGTTCACAATGTGGAACTACAACATCGCCAAAATGACATTCCCCGTCCAGATCATCTCAATGGGTCCGGGCAACTCAGACGCTTTGGGTAACATCTTGAACATGGCTGCAGCTGTGATGACCGCAAATGTCGGAGCGACCTCGGGATCCCCGACCAGCGTCGATGTCGGTGGCGTAGTACTCCCGGCATACGAGATGATGATTGAAGTACAGGCTCAGACCTCATGAGCTTCGTAATCGCATCCGAGAAGCTTGGCACGATCGGCGAGCTCTACACACCGAAGGCTGGCATCAATGTCGTCGCGCTTCTGGCTGGTGGGTTTATTACCGAGCGCGCTGAGGTATCAACCACAGAAGAAGAAAAACCTGCTAAAACTAAACCTAAGAAAGCATCCAAGGAGTAATCATGGCAACTAGCACTTATCTTTCGTCACCAGTAGTTACCGTCAATGCAGTGGATCTCAGCGATCAGTGCACCGGCGCGACCGTGAACATCAACTACGACCAGCTCGAAGCAACAGCTTTCGGCGACACATCACGCAAGTATGTGTCAGGACTCGGATCACACTCAGTCACACTGGACTTCTACGCGAGTTTTGCAGCGACCGAAACTTGGGCAACGCTCAAGGGTCTTGTCGGCACATCCACCAATGTGATAGTAAAACCAACTAGCGCAGTTGATTCGGCAACGAACCCGGGCTTGACATTTACTGGAACATTCTTGGCAGCTCTGCCAGTAGTCAGTTCTTTGGGTGCTCTCGGAACCATTTCCGTGACATTCAATGGTGGTGTATATACCGAGGACACAACGAACCCATAAATCTGACCGCACATCGGTCCGACACGAAAGCGAGAAGAAATGAAACTGCACCTAAAGGTGACAGAAGCAGGCAAAGACCCATACGAAGTGACAACTAATCTCGTCACACTTGTCGCATGGGAACGAAGGTTCAAGCGCAAAGCGTCAGACATGGCGAACGGGATCGGCGTAGAAGATCTCGCGTTCTTGGCGTGGGAAGCATGCAAGCAAGCGAAGATCGTCGTTCCGGGAGAATTTGACAAGTTCATTGCCAAGCTCGACTCGGTAGAAGTGAGCGCTGAGGAAATAGAAAACCCTACCCACGCGGAACTCACCGAAGGCTCCTAGCAGAATTGCTGGTTGCTCTTTCGTGGGCTCCGCGCTTTTACGAAGAAGAGTTTGACACCGCCGACCTACTCACTGTCACTACTGTGTTAGAGGAAAGAAACAGGAAGTGACAACATGGCGAGAACAGGCTTGGAAGTTTATGGGATCAAAGAAACCCTCAAACAACTAAACAAACTCGCCCCAGATCTTCGTCGCGAAATTACGCGCGACTACAAGCGCATCACTTTGCCAATGGTTCAAGCTGCAAGGACAGCAGTTCCGGGTGAGCCACCGTTGTCTGGCATGTATCGCAAATGGCGACGCGGTGGACCGTGGTACGGATCTAAAGTGGATCAGAAAATAAATGTCAAAATTGACACTCGACGCGCGCGCAAAAAAAATCTAGAAAAGGGCGCACAGTACGAGACTCTCGGCGCGTTCGTATTTCAGTCCAATGAAACATGGGGTCAGATATTCGACATGGCTGGACGAAATCAAGCCAAAGACGGAACCGTCCAGAAGCGTGTCTATGGTGGCAAAGAATACCGATACACATGGAACAACACGCTGATCCAAAACCTCAACATCAACTGGGGTCGCGCGTCGCGCTACATGTATCCAACCGCTGAGAGCTATGAGTCAATCCTCGAGCATGAGATCCAAGGTCTTGTCTGGAAAACTGAACGACTACTCGCAGAAGCAATCGCAAGAAGTGAGGGCAACTAATGGCTATTCGCATCCCCATCATTACCGACTTCCAAGGTGACGGACTCAAGAAAACTTTTGAGGAGTTTAAGAAACTTGAAACCAATTCGCAGCGCGCTTCCTTCGCTCTAAAGAAAGCGTTCATTCCAGCAACCGCAGCGCTTGCAGGATTGACCGCTGGACTTGCAATGAGTGCAAAGGCAGCTGCAGAAGATCAAGCTGCACAGGTCCAACTTGCGCGCCAGCTCCAAGCAACGACCGGAGCAACAGACAAGCAGATCCAAGCCAATGAGGATTTCATCAGCACAATTTCTAGAAGCGCAGCGGTCGCCGACGATGAGCTTCGTCCGGCACTTGCCAGCCTTGTCCGTGGTACTGGCGATCTGGCATCCGCACAGGACGCGCTCAAGACCGTGCTTGATGTCAGCGCAGCGACCGGCAAGGGAGTCCAAGAAGTAGCAGATGCAGTGTCCAAGGCATATGCAGGAAACACGAAAGCAATCAAGCAACTTTCGCCAGAGCTTTACCAGCTGATCAAAGACGGTGCATCCGTTGATGAAGTAATGCAATCACTCGCATCAACTTTCGGTGGCGCTGCATCAACCGCTGCAAACACAGCGCAGGGCAAGTTCAAGAACCTCACCATCCAGCTCGGCGAAGCCAAAGAAGCAATCGGAACCGCGCTTCTTCCAGTCGTAGAGATCATGGTCGGCGCGTTCACCAACTTTGCTGTCTGGGCACAAAAGAACGCAGGCGTGATCCTTGGCATTGCGACTGCTATCGGAGCAATCGCTGCAGCAATCGTCGGAACCAACATCGCACTCGCAGCATGGAAGACCGTAAGCGTCATCACCATCGGAATCAACTATGCGCTCGCTGCATCGTTCACAGCTGTCCAAGTTGCAACCGGTGTAGGCATCGCAGTAGTGATCGCTGGTGTTGCAGCGTTTGCTCTGTACAAGCGTCAGATGAACGGGCTCAAAGATGATCTTGGTGGTGTTGCTACTCAGCAAGGGCTCACGAATCAGCAGATGCAACGCATGTCGGACGCTGGAAAGTTGGCAACCGAAAGCGTGACCGGACTCAAGGATGCTTCGAGTGGTGCTGGTGGCGCGGTGGACAAGATGGCAGAGAAGATCAAGAAAGCGCGCGAAGAGCTAAACGATCAGTTCACGACAGCTCTCGATAATGCGAAGGGCAAGCTCGAGGAAGCAAAGAAGGCTTACGACGATTTCAAGGGCACGGTCGCCGAGTCGGTCACTGGTGAGTTCTCAATCTCTGGTGCAGCCGATGCTGCCAAAGAAGCCGGAACCACGATCCTCGCTCAGCTAACTCAGCAGGCAACAGGCGCGCAAGCGTTCTCCAAGAAAGTCGAGCAACTGCTCACCATGGGCTTGTCTGAGGACGCGCTCAGAGCCGTTCTAGAGGCTGGTCAAGAGGCTGGTGGCGCAATCGCCAACGAACTCATTTTGGGTGGCTCAGAAGCGATTACAGGACCCACTGGGATCAACCAGCTAGTCACAGACCTCAACTATGTTGCCGACGCTTTAGGCACTTTGGCTGCAGACAAGTTCTACAAGGCAGGAGTCACGCAAGGCGAGCAGTACCTTGCCGGCGTACAGTCAGCAATTCAAGCTGCAGAGATGCTTCTCAAAAATCCAAATCTCAAGCTTGCAGATGTCAAGGGCATTGGAGCCAAGTTTGCCAGCTCGGTTACAGGCATTGACACAGCAGCACCATCATCACCGACATCGGCTGTCGGCGGAGCTGCAGCTGCTCGAGGTGGCAACAACTACACAGTCAATGTGAACGGCGGAGTCATGACCAACGCTCAGACAGGCAAGGTCGTCATTGACGCTGTGAAGAGCTTCAACCGTGCATCGGGTCCAGCTGACATTGCGGTCCGTCCGATCTCTGGCAGATACTAATGAGCGCATCCGTCATCCAGTCGGGTGAATATCTTCTAGAGATTGATACTGGCTGGGATTCTTCAAGCTTCGTACTCGACTCCAGCGTGAAGGGCATTCTGGACGATCCGACTTACCCACTTGGACCGACGACAGAGTTCGCTGATGTGACCACAGGCGTTCTTGATGTGTCCATCACTCGAGGACGACGCGACATCGGAGACCAGTTCGTGCCCGGCATCATGAACTTCACACTCAATGATCAGCTCGCCGATGGGGCTTTCAACCCATTCAACACTGACTCACCGACATACGATCCTGCGAACAATGAGCCGGGCATTGCACCTATGCGTCGAGTGCGCTTCTACCGATACAACTCGCTGAATGTTGCCGAGTCACTCTTTCAAGGTTTTATCGTCAATTATGACTATCAGTTCAATCTTGATGGCAACGACCTAGTCAATATCCAAGCCATCGATGACCAGTATTTGCTTTCGCAAGCGTTTCTAGACGAGTGGAATGTCACGGAGCAAGTCGCATCGGCTCGAGTAGTAGAGCTTCTCGCGCTCCCAGAAGTAGATGCTTTTCAAGGCGTAGGTCAGCAATCAATAGAAACCTCAGCGGTAACACTTGGCGGTGCTGCTGCCTACACAGTTCCGTCCGGATCTAATGCTCAGGGATATCTCAATGACATTATGGCTGCAGAGCAAGGACGCGCATTTGTGGACCGCTCTGGCGTGTTCACATTCCAGAAGCGCATTGGCACAACGCTCGCTGGTGCTTCTGTGGACTTTGGTGACAACGACCCAAGCCACTATCCCTACGATTCTGTGTCAATCAATTTTGGCGCGGACAAGGTAATCAACCGTGCAAGCGTGACTCATCTTGGAGCGACAGGACCAGAGACAGTTGATGACCTTGCAAGCCAAGCAAAGTATTTCATTCAAGCTGTGGCATACACAGAGAGCTTGGTCCACAATGACGCTGCAGCGCTCACCTTGGCAACCTACCTAATCCAAGGCGAACCGACCGCGACACTGACCAGCGTGAACACAGGCTTCCAGATGCTCTCTTCGGGTGAGCGTGACAATGTGGCAATCTTGGAAATCGGTGACACGATCAGCGTAGAAAAGACCATCACGACCTCATCAACGACTACCAGCGTGATCGCTCAGGAATCGTTCATCGAAGGTATTGAGCATCGGATCTCGTTCAGTCAGCCACATCAGGTCACGATCTACACATCCCCGACGACCGTCTATCAACTGTTCATTCTTGACAGTTCCACACTTGACACGATCTACGCACTAAGTTAGGAGCACTTATGGGAGCCAACGCACAAACCGCAGTCCCAGCCTTTGTTGCTGGTGAAGTATTGACAGCTGCCGAAATGACGCAAGTGAACACTGGCATTCCGGTCTTTGCGACCACCGTGACTCGAGATGCTGCATTCGGTGGCACGGGCGAAAAGACTCTTGCTGAGGGACAGTTTGCTTACATTGAAGCAACCGATACGACCCAGTATTACGATGGATCATCTTGGGTAGCAGTCGGTGCTAGTGGATTGACATTTATAAACGGCGCGTCATTTACAAGCGTTGCAACGGTGGATAGTCCGCAAAACACATTCACTAGCACCTATGCAAACTATTTGGTCATTTTGGACATACAAACGCTTGCGAGTACTGCGGCTGTGTATTGGCGTTTTTCAACTGCTGGCACGCCAATCACATCAGCAACATACGATTGGGCAGGAATTTCTATTCGTAGTACGGGAACAACATTTCCGGGCGGTTCGGCAGCGTCTACCCAATTTTATGTTGGAGATTGCGGAAATGTCGAGTATTCGTCGTTTGCATTTACGGTTATTAACCCGCAAATTTCGGCACGAAATAGCAAGATTATTTGGGCAGGCCCACATTCTGACAATACCTACAATTATCACACAACCGCAAGCGGTAGAAACTCAACGGCAGCAAGCCATGACGGATTTAGATTATTTAACAGCGGCGGCGTGAACATGACAGGAAGTTACAAGGTCTATGGTTACTCAAACTCCTAAAATCCAAATTGGTAACGATGTGCGCGATATGACCGCCGATGAAATTGCACAACTTGAAATAGACAAAGCAGCACACATTGCATGGCAAAAAGAACAACAAGACAAAGCCAAAGCAAAAGCCGATGTTATTGCAAAACTTGGACTCACTGCCGACGAAGTGACCGCACTACTGTCTTGATGCGTTGGCGTTACCTCATCGGCTATGGCGCGCTGATCGCGGTCGTGTTGTGGGGATGTTCCGGATGTGCTGACCGGACTCGAATGAACTGCATTAGAACAAAAAACCAAGCGGTCACGCTCACCACAGAGCTCCAAGTTGGCGGTGGTCGCTGTGGCTAGATACACCAATGACGAAATCAAAGCACGACTCATCCTTGTCGTCGGCATCGGTCTCACATGCGCTTTCGTCGGCTCAATCTTTACCTTGCTATATGGTCTGCTCTTCGTGACTCAGCCACTCGAGCAAGCACCGAACGACGCAGAAGCCTTCTCAGTCCTGAACCCAATGCTCATGACATTGAGTGGCGGTCTAATAGGATTGCTTGCATCAAACGGACTCAAGAGCAAGACAAAGGATGACAACCATGAAAGCTAAAGACAAAGCCATGATCGCCAGTTACCTTCGATCAGTCGTCGGAGCTCTCATTGCGGTCTATTCCACCGGCACAACAGACCCACGCGACTTCGGCAAAGGTGCAATCGCAGCAATCATCCCCCCGTTGCTGCGCTGGGTGAATCCTAAAGACGGAGCTTTTGGTCGTGGCGATAGCCAAAGCTAAAGCTGGAGTCCCGAACGCTCGGGACTACATCGGCAACGCCGACGGAGCATCACCAGCTCCTCGAGCAGGAATGAACGAATGGATCAAGCAAGCCATCGCTGCATCTAACGGCGCGCTTTGGAACAACGGTTCATGGGGTCAGCGTGACATGCGCGGAAAGCCCGGATCGCTTTCAGTTCATGCAACTGGCAGAGCTGTCGATCTTTCATACCGCAACAGTGAAAAGCATCCGAACGCTGGACGCAAAGATGCTCTCGTCTTCATTGACAAGCTTGTCGCCAACGCGAACGACCTCGGTCTTCAGTGCATCCTTGATTACATGCCAAAAGAACACGGACGCGCTTGGCGCTGTGACCGCTACGCATGGCTCAAGTACGACAAGCCAACGATCCACGGCGCTCCCGGCGGAGACTGGTTCCACATTGAAATCACACCACAAGCTGCAGACTCAGTGATCTGGGTCAAAGCTGCATTCCTAAAGGTTTTCGGGGAAATCCCACCTAAAGCTTGACCCATGCCCTAAGGTCGAATTACCGACGGAAGGCAAGTGATTATGAGTGAGCCACAGATCTTCGATTACAGCGTATATATCGGCGTGATGGATAACGGACAAGAGATCCTCGTACAAATCTTCACAGAGCCCGAAACGGGAAAATATCTACTAGGACAAATCGCATTCAGATCGCACGCTTCATCATGGGGCGTGCCCATACCACTGGAGAAAAAATGAACTATCTAGCAGAGAAATTGATTGGACTAGTGCTTTGCACAGTCTTCGGGGTAACGGCTCTCACAGGGGCTCCTAGCGCGTCTAAAGAGCCTTCTGGGACTATTGCCCTAGCGCCGATCAGCGTCCAGCCATACCTGATTGAGCCAACCACGACCACCAGCTCCACGATCTTCATTGACCCATACTCAAGCGCATGCGAACAGTTCTCAGCTCTTGCCATCAACCTCGGCTGGGATCCGGAACAGCGCACAGTCCTTGAGTCCATTATGAAGCGCGAATCCAACTGCACGCCGAACGCGATCAATCGCAAAGACCCATTCGGCGGATCACGCGGTCTCTTGCAGATCAACGGCTCATGGCACAAATGGCTCACCGCCAAAGGCATCATCGCAAAGCCTGCAGATCTGTTACAGGCTCAGACTAATTTGCTCGCTGGATTAGAGATTTACAATTACGGCATGGAGCGTTATGGCTTCGGATGGGGACCTTGGAGCGTGAAATGAGCGAAGGTGTTGCATGGAACCAAGGTGAGCTCACCGAAGAAACTCGACGAATGGTATTGGAGCAAGCGATGAACACAAATCACACAATGGCAATCTTCGGTCTTATGGATGACATTCTGGCAGTGAGCAAAAACCCTCACGCATCAATCATCCGTCGGCTTCGCACGATGAAGAACCAACTTTCACTCAATGATCCGATGCCACTTTACGATGTGACTACACTGGACCAAGCAATCAAAGCGCTTGAAGCGCACTCATAGAAAAGGCATCCGACATGTCCGACCATCAGCCAGAACTATTCCAGATCACGACAGGACTCGGTGGCACTAAATATGTGCCAACAGTCAATCGCAATGTCGTTATCACAGCAAAGAAAGCGCATCCAACATCACTGAGCGCTGCCAAGAACGCATTCCCACGATCAGGATCTAAGCGTCAAAAGATTTACAACGCAATCAAGCTCTTCGGTGGAATGACAGACGAAGAATTAGAACGCACACTTGAGATGTCCGGCAACACTGTCCGTCCTTCGCGTGTGTCACTTGTGCGCGACGCTCTTGTCATGGACTCAGGACGCACACGCAAGACAGTCTCGGGCAACGATGCGATCGTCTGGGTCGTCTGCTGATGGCATTCGATCTGAGCAACTACGAGACAGTCGAGCAACGCCTAGTCCGATGGTGGGCTGCATACCCCGACGGTCGGATCCACACCACGATGATGAATTACTCAGGCGATGCTTGCGTGTTCTACGCACAGCTTTACGCACACAAAGATGACAAAGATCCAATCTCAACTGGTTACGCCGAAGAGATCAAAACAGATCGCGGAGTGAACAGCACAAGCTTTGTCGAAAACTGTGAGACCAGCGCAATCGGGCGCGCCATATCAAACTGCCCGATCCAAGGACACGGAAACGGTCCACGACCTTCTCGTCAAGAGATGGAAAAGGTCGCTCGGCTGGGGGGCAACCTAGCGCCCACAACTGATCGCCCAGCCGGGCAACCATCCACTCAAGAACATGTACCGCGCGGAGCATTCGCCACACCTAAGCAGATCGGCTACATCAAGAAGCTTGCCAAGGACGAAGGACTAGACGATCTTCGCTTGCTTGAGTTGATCCATCGTGAACTCGGCGATGACAGCGCGGTCCTTGAACTACTCAAATCACACGAAGCATCCAAAATCATTGAAGTGCTCAAATGAAACCTAATTTGACGATGAGTGAAGCCGATCTCAAAGAGGTCGTCATCAGTGTTGCGAAGCGTTACGGCTGGCTCATTCACCATGACCTGCCGGCACAGAACTCTCGAGGACGCTGGCTCACCAATGTCCAAGGCGATGCAGGTTTCCCAGATCTGATCCTCGTGCATCCAGTGTCAGGGAAACTGCTCGCGGTAGAGCTCAAAGCAGAGCGCGGAAAACTCTCACCATTACAGAAGCGATGGCTCATGGCATTCGATGCAGGGTCGCACTTCAATAGCGTCTGGAAACCCAGCGACATGGAATACATCTTGTACACGCTGTCAAACTTCAATCTATGACGCTGACAGTTGGAAGCCTGTTCTCGGGAATTGGTGGCTTAGATCTTGGATTAGAACGCGCAGGTCACAAAGTCATATGGCAATCTGAAATAGATCCGTACGCATGCAAAGTACTAAAAAAACATTGGGCAGAGGTCCCAAATCATGGAGACATCAAACAAATTGACTGGAGAGCAGTTGAGCCTGTGGACATCATCTGCGGTGGATATCCCTGTCAGCCATTCAGCACAGCAGGAAAACGAAAAGGAGCAGACGACCCACGACATCTCTGGAGATGGGTTCGTGAAGCCATTAGCGAACTACGACCCCGATACGCAATCTTGGAAAATGTGCGAGGACATCTCTCTCTGGGGGGAGTACAAGTACTTGGAGAGCTTGCCGAAATCGGGTATGACGCGGAATGGCGTGTTGTATCAGCAGCCGGATTGGGTGCGCCTCATCGGCGCGACAGGATCATCATTGTTGCCTACCCCAACAGTGGACGACTCGAAGAATGTGAATCCGAAACCAAATCGTCGTCGTGGTCTGGTGTCAGAAGTGAACAAGCGTCTGATGGAACCAACGCCAACTGCAATCACTCGTCCGATGGAAGGGAATGTCAGGTTGTACAGAGCAAAGATCAGAGCCGGGGAAATGACGGAAGCGGAAGCGGAAGCGATTCTCGGCAAGTCACCATGGGCAGCTCAGGGAAGAATCAAAGCGGAATACCCAACGATGTCAGCCAATGGAATGGGCAACACAGGATCCCGACAAATACTTCAACGCAAAGTCGAATCTGGACAAATGACAGAAGAAGAGAAGTTGGGTATGTCGGCTGGCAATGGTGGGAAACTGAACCCGATGTGGGTCGAGTGGCTCATGGGATTCCCAATCGGGTGGACAGACTTAGAGGATTAGGTAACGCAGTAGTACCACAGGTCGCCGAGTATATTGGGCGACTCATTACGACAATCGGCTAGTCGCATGACCTACACCGTCGCAAGGTGATCGGGTAACACACGGAAAGCGTGGGTAGATCGGTGCGCCCTTAATCATGCAAGACGAAGTGAGCGAGGCAAAGCACCGAGGCGAGCTGTGAACATAATCAGCTAATGAGTGCAAAGGGTACGGGTTAGGGCAACCCCGTGGGTGGAGCATTCATCCCTGTATGTCTTCTCGGTTCGCATAACATACAAATACAACAGGCATCACAGACATGGACACACACACATGAGACCGACATCATCAACAAGGACAAGCCACGCAGTGGCGCGTCAGCACAAGCGAAGCGCGTGAGTCATGGCTCGAGGACGCACAACAGATAACACCGAGTACCGCAACAACAGAGCAGCACTACTCAAAGGGCAACCGCTCTGCCATTGGTGTCAGCGCAAAACAGCAGACACAGCTGATCATCTAGTTGAAGTAGATCGCGGTGGTGACAACAGCTTGAGCAACCTTGTGCCGGCATGTCGTGAATGCAACAGCAGACGCGGAACACAATACAAGAGCGCGCGCGACCGACAACGAATCCACGACCGAGCCGAAGCAACACGAACCATCACACAACGAGAACCAATTCTTTACACAGCATCGTCCTCGCC